AGAGAAGGAACCACGCTTGCTAACGAAGGTGGTTGGTTTGAGTGCGATAAGATTAGGTTTCGTTCAGGCTATCCACAAAAGATTGGTGGATGGACTCCTATCTCCAGTAATACATATCTTGGTGTAGCTCGTTCTCTTTGGAACTATGTAACCCTGCGCGGGTACAACCTGTTGGGCGTAGGGACGAACGTCAAATATTATGTTGAGAGCGGCGGTGTTTATAACGACATCACGCCTATCCGCGAGACAGCGGTACTAACCGATCCCTTTACCACCATAAACGGTTCTGCCGTAGTAACTGTTACTGATGCTGGTCACGGCGGCATTAACGGTGACTACGTTACATTTTCTGGTGCTGGTTCTGTAGCAGGATTAGATCTCAACAATGAATACGAAATGTTCAATGTTGACACTAACTCGTACCAAATTACTGCTGCCACTTCGGCTAACGCATCTACTACTGGCGGCGGAACAGTAACTGCCGCATATCAGATCAACGTCGGCCTGGCTACGTTTGGTTATTTAACTGGCTGGGGTGCAGGTCTGTGGGGAGGCTTTGTATACGGTACAGCCCAGACTAAATTAAGCCTTGCTTTAAATACAAGCAACACTACTATTGCAGTTAACTCAACTACAGGATTTGCCAACGCTACTGGCACTCTGATGATTGGTAACAGCGAGCTAACTACGTACACTGGAAATACTTCCACTTCATTTACTGGCGCAACTCGTGGTGCCAGCGGCACTATAGCTACAGCATTTTCTGCAAATACGGCTGTGTACAACGCCGCTACGTTTACTGGCTGGGGTCAGTCTGCTGCGTATGGTATTGCAGAACAACCTCGTCTTTGGTCAGAGACTAACTACGGTGAATACCTGATTATCAATCCTCGCGGCGGGGCGCTATATTTATGGGTGCCAGACTACAGCGGATCAGGTAACTTACAGTTCGCTGACAGGGCAAAACTACTATCGCCCGATAGCTCTGGTATATACGATACAGATACAAGTTGCCCTTCTGTTTGTAACTTTATAATGGTGTCAGATGCGTCTCGGTTTGTACTTGCGTTTGGCGTTAATGATTACAACGAAACCATTCAAGACCCACTGTTAATCCGTTGGTCTGCGCAGGAAGATTATCAAACATGGGCGCCATCTATTACTAATCAGGCTGGTAGCTTCCGCTTATCTAGTGGATCGCAGATTATTACCGCCCAACAGACTCGCCAAGAAATTCTAGTATTTACAGATGCTGCGCTATTCTCTATGCAGTATCTTGGCCCACCATTTGTGTGGGGATTCAACATCCTGTCTGACAATATTTCTATCGTCGGCCCGAACGCAGTAGCAACCGCTAACAACTTAACTTACTGGATGGGTGTGGATAAGTTCTATGTCTACACCGGTCGAGTGGAAACTCTTCCATGTTCACTTCGACAATACGTCTTTGGCGATATTAACTTACAACAAAGTTATCAGTTCTTTGCTGGCACAAACGAAGGATTTAGTGAGGTCTGGTGGTTCTACTGCTCGGCTAACTCTACAACCATAGACAGATATGTGATCTACAATTATCTGGATCAGGTTTGGTACTACGGCACTTTAGGCAGGACTGCTTGGAGTGACAGCCCGCTGCGCGAGTACCCTATGGGTGCTACATATCAGAACACGGTTGTGTACCACGAGAGTGGAACTAACGATGTTGAGGTAAACGGCACCATTCTGCCTATTGATTCATTTATACAGTCATCTGACTTTGATATTGGTGACGGTCACAACTTTGGTTTTGTCTGGCGGATGATTCCTGATATTACCTTTGACGGATCTACTACATCTTCTCCTGACAAACCGCAGGTGACATTTAGCCTGCGTCCACGGCAGAATCCTGGCGCTCCTTACGGCACGGCAGATACGCCGACAGTACAGTCAGCACAGTCCTACAACACGGTGAAAAACTACAACGTGCAGGAGTTTACTCAGATTGTGTATACAAGACTGCGCGGTCGCCAAATGGCCTTTAAGATTAGCTCAGATCAGTTGGGATGTCAGTGGCAATTAGGTGCGCCACGTATAGACGTTAGGTCGGATGGACGTAGATGACCACACAGATTGTTACTACAGAGGTTCTTGATCTTACTAGGACGAAAGCTCCTGCGCTTCCTATCGCGCCAGTAGATTACAGCCGCCAGTATCTGGATCAACTTAATAACGTCTTACGTCTGTACTTTTCCCAGATAGATAACTTTATAGGCCAGTTATCGTCTAATAATTCTGTTACTACAGCTAACTTGCGGGTTCCTTATGGAGCATTCTCCAGCAACCTTACGCAAACAACAACAGCTAACACCGCAACTTTGATGACGATGAACACGACGGATTTTTCTAGCAACGTCACGTTGAACTCGTCAAACATTACTGTTGAGTATGCTGGCATATACAACTTGCAGTTTAGTGCGCAGTTAGAAAATGCTGATAATGCGCCGGAAGATGTGTTTATCTGGTTAAAACAAAACGGTGTTGATATTCCCGGTTCTGCTGGCAAAGTTGGTATGCCTGCTCGTAAAGCTGTAAACAATCCATCTCATGACATTAAAGGCTGGAATTACTTTTTATCCATGAATGCTGGAGATAATGTGGCTATTTATTGGTCACCTACACAGTCTAATGTAACCATACCTTTTTATGCTGCGTCTGGCAGCCCGACGAAGCCATCTACTCAATCAGTGGTGACTACGCTAACCTTTGTTTCGGCGTTACCCACATGATACTATTGACAAAATTTTCTAAAGGTGCGTTATGAGCCTGCATACCCTAGCTAATCATCTTCAAACCGCCGGTCGCGGCGAAGACAAGATGCTTGTCCACATGACGCCAGGCGAGGTACAGGGACTGCAATCCTTAGCCATGGCGCACGGTGGTTCGTTGTCTATCAACCCTGAGACTGGATTACCAGAGGCAGGATTCTTGTCAAGAATTCTTCCAATGATTGCTGGAGCAGCTTTGACAGCTACTGGTGTCGGCGCTCCTATGGCTGCATTGATGGTGGGCGGGGCTACTGCTGTTGCTACAGGAAGTTTAAAGAATGGTTTGTTAGCTGGTTTAGGCGCTTATGGTGGTGCTGGAATAGGTGCTGGTATGGGTGCCGGAGCTGCTGCTGCCGGTGCTGCTGGTGCCGCTGGTTCAGCCGTGCCCGCAGCCGTAGGTGCAGGACAACTTTTAGGGCCTGCTGGTTTAGCTGGATCTCCTGCTGCTGTTGCTGGTATGACTGGTGCTACTGCTGCCGGTACTGCTGCTGTTACGCCTAATGTATTGGGTGCTGCAACTAATCCACAATTAGGTGGATTTGCTCTTCCTCAAGCCGCGCCTGTTGCACCTGTTAGTGCAGGTGCTGGCGCAGGACAACTTGCATATTCTGGCGGTATTGCTCCACCCCAATTAACCACTGCACAAATTGCGCAACAACAAGCTGTAGCTCAACAAGCAGCGCAAGCAGCCCCTAGCAAAGTATTGGAAGAAGCCGCTAAATCTAAAGGTATGTTTGGTGGTATGGATTTCTCCAAGCTAATGAACCCTGATTTCATCAAAGAGAACAAAGGTAACTACTTAGCGGCTATGGCTCCATTCCTCATGGAAGAAGAGCGCAAGAAGAAAGAAGCACAAGCAGCCATGCAGATGCAATTAGGTGGCACACCTGTCTACAACCCGTCTGCTCGTGCGCCTGGCGGTTCCTCTGAGCGCATGTACTTTGCAGAAGGCGGCCTAGCTAATTTGCCTGTAGAGAATATGTCGCAGCAGAATACTGTTGGTGCTAACACTAACTATCCTATGGCTAACCTTAAGCCTTATGGATATTCCGTACCTAAGAACAATCCTATCTCTCAGAACGTATTTCAACCAGACGGTTATCAAAACGTAGATCCGTATACCGGTGAGCAGAAGTTGGCTAGTGGCGGGATTGTTGCGCTAAAGAAAGGCGGCAAAGCAGCACCCGCTCCTAAATCAGAAGCGCAGATTAACGAAGAGAATGCAGCTAAAGAATATGCTGCTTTTGCAAAAGAACGTGCTGCTGACAAAGCTAGAGCAAAGGCTGAGTCTGACAAACGCACTGCTGAGTTAAAAAAAGAATACACAGACAGAATCAACAGCTTTAACAAAGATACATCAAACGAGTTAAAGCAAAAGCAAAAAGATATTGCTGGTGAAAAAGACAAAGAAGCAAAAGCTCGTATGCAACGTGAGCTTAAAGAATGGCAATCAGGTCGTTCAAGTGAATTAAAAGGAATTCAAACAGATCAAAACAATGCGTTCAAAGAAACAACGAATGAGTACACCAATCGTGTAAAAGAACTTGATGCTGAAATTAGAGAACGTCAGGCTTTGCGCAACTTTGACACATCTGTATTTAAAGCTGGGTACACAGAGGCATCTGGTGATGTTAAAGGCGATGATCTATCTGCATTAACAAAAGCCTACGATACAGGTTTAGGTAAGCAGAAGTCTGAGATGGAAAAAGCTAAAGCGGCTTTGGAGGCAGCTAAGAAGACCGGCATCGGTAGCTTGGTTTCTCGTGCGCAAGAAGTCTATGACAAAGAGGCTGGTGATTTTAACCGCGCTCAAGAATACAAAGATACTGGCATTGGTGCATTTAGAGATCAGACTAAACGCACACAGGGTTTGCAAGCTCGTGGCTATGATCAAAAAACAGCGCAAGCTTCTGGTGATGCGTCTACTATTCAAGCAAAGATAGATGCAATTAAGAAGAACCCAGCGCAACAGTTATACGGAAGTGTTAAAAGTCTTAGTGCCGACCAACAAAAACAAATTAAGACATTGGAAGGTGAACTTTCAATGGCTAAACAGGGCAAGGTTGTCTACGACCCTAAGAGTGGACAATACGTTCCAGAAAAAGTTACACCTACTTACAGCAAACTTACTAAAACTCCAGGCTTAGACGCCACCAAAAAGATCATGGAAGAAGGCGATATTCGCCGAGTCTATGAGGAATTGGCTGGTCGTTCTCCAACAGAAACGGAGATGAATAAGTACGTAGGTAAAAAGCTATCAGAGGCAGATTTATCCAAAAACATTGGTACGCTTGCTGAATTAAACATGCCGCAGAAGTTTAGCAATGATGATTTAAACCAGCAGGCTCAGTATTACTGGGGTCGTGATATGACCAAAGGTGAGCTAGCGTACTTTAAAGATCCTGCTAACAAGGTAAGTAACTTTAATAATCTTCGTAGTGCGCTGACATCCAGTGATGCTTACTTGCAGAATCTAAACAAGATTAACCAAGCTGCATTTACTAGCGCGCAGAAACAAGCATTAATTGAAGAAGAAGGCCCAGCGTCGATGGAGCAAATTGCATCCTACTATCAGGATACATTTGGCAAACCTCCGACCATGGAAGAGTTGATAAGACTTAAAGAGTCTGGTGTAAACATTTCTGCTTTACAAGAGCAGATAAAAGGTTCTCCTCAATATCAAGAAAAACTTACTAAACCATTTGTTCCTGCAATTAGCACACCCTCTGCTCCAGCTATAAGCCAAGAGCAAATCAACGCTTATCGTGCGCAGCAGATAGTTCCGCAGGCAGCAGCAGCTCCACAGCCGTCACCGTACATACCTACTGGCCCTAATGTAGCTCAGTACAATCCGTTTGCTGTGCAGCCTAAGTCTACGATTGAAGGCGCTCTGCCGTATTCAGATATCAGCCAACGGTTAGGATTAACAAATCTGTACTCGCAGCTTGGTGAGCCAGGATTGGATGCTACTAAATCTGAGTATGGATTGCCTGCCGCTAAGTCTGGTCTGACTGCATCAGCGCCAAACATTTTTGGCTTTGATAAATACCCAACGGTAGAGGAAGCACTTAAAGCTGCGCAGGCTGCGCAACAGGCTCCTACTGGCATGGCATCTGGCGGTATTGCTGGATATAACTTAGGAGGCTACTCCGATGGTGGAAGATTACTACGCGGCCCTGGAGATGGAGTTAGTGATTCTATTCCTGCTTCTATTGGCGACCGCCAGCCTGCCCGTCTTGCTGATGGTGAGTTTGTGGTTCCGGCACGTATAGTCTCTGAGCTTGGAAACGGTTCCACCGAAGCAGGCGCACGTAAGCTGTACGCCATGATGGAACGTGTACAGCGCGCAAGAACTAGAACAGTTGGTAAGGGCAAGGTTGCTGTTAACAGTCGTGCAGATAAAATGTTACCAGCATGAGTGAGAACGGCAAACTAGAATGGTTTGGTGGTAATGAAGACGCACTAGCCGTCTACCGTATGTTTGTCAGGTTGGCTCACATCTGGGATGACTTGGTTGATAAAGACAGAGAAAAAACTGAGGATGAAATAAACGAAGCGTTCTTGATTGCGCTGGTGTATTTGCCAAACAATCCGTTTTACAAGATAGTTCAGCCTTACGTCTTACCTATGTGGATAACTGTTGTATCTGCATACAAAACAGCAAATGCTTTTGAACGTAACAAAGATGAACATGGTATTGAGATAGCACATAACCTACGTTATTCCGCTGGAAA